TAGAAGGTTTAATAGAACAAGAGCCAGAAGAAATTAGTATTGCTATAGAAAATCCTGACTCAGTTGCAATAGAAACTGAAGATGGAGGTATGCTAATTGATTTTGATCCACAAGATGAAAAACTTGATTCAGACTTTGGTGATAACTTAGCTACAGTTATAGATGAAACTGATCTAGAAAGAATAGGCTCTGAGCTTATTGCTGCTTTTCAAAACGATAAAGATTCAAGAAAAGACTGGGAAGAAACCTATACAAAAGGCTTAGATCAACTTGGTTTAAAAATTGAAGAGAGAACTCAGCCTTGGAACGGAGCTTGTGGTGTATTTCATCCTATGCTTTCTGAGGCGGTAATTAAATTCCAATCTCAAGCTATATCAGAAATATTCCCTGCTAGTGGTCCAGTTAAGACTAAGATAGTAGGAAAAATTACAGAAGATAAAGCTAAACAAGCTGAAAGAGTAGAAGACTACATGAACTATTTACTGACTTATGAGATGTCAGAATATAGAACAGAGACAGAAAAACTACTATTCTCTTTGCCTTTAGCAGGTTCTGCATTTAGAAAAGTTTATTATGATCCTAATCTAGGAAGACCTAGTGGGATATTTGTTCCATCAGAAGATGTGGTAGTTAATTATGGTGCAAGTGATTTAGAAACTTGTGAACGTGCTACCCACGTTATGCGTAAATCATTTAATGAAATACGCAAAATGCAAGTAAATGGTTTCTATAAAGACATTGAATTGCCTGATCCTACTAATTCATATTCTGATATACAAGAAAAATACAACGAACTTACTGGTGAGAATGTAGGCGACAGATATGATCAACGTCATACATTGCTTGAAATGCAAGTTAATCTTGATTTACCAGGATTTGAAGATACTTTTGATGGCGAGAATACAGGTATTCAATTACCTTATGTTGTAACCATAGATTATGGCAGTGCAACAATATTAAGTATTAGAAGAAACTATTACGAAGATGATAAGCAAAAACAAAGACGTTCTCATTTTGTACATTATCAATACTTACCAGGTTTAGGATTTTATGGGTTTGGTTTAGTTCACATGATAGGTGGATTAGCTAAATCAGCTACAAGTTTATTAAGACAGCTAGTTGACTCTGGTACTTTATCTAATTTACCAGGTGGTCTTAAATCTAGAGGTTTAAGAATTAAAGGTGATGATACTCCAATCATGCCAGGTGAGTTTAGAGATGTTGATGTACCAGGTGGTGCTATTAAAGACAATATAACTTTCTTGCCTTATAAAGAACCTTCTCAAACTCTCTACTCCTTATTAAACACTATTGTTGATGAGGGTCGTAGGTTCGCTAGTATATCTGATATGAAAGTGTCTGACATGAACTCACAAGCTCCTGTAGGTACTACACTTGCATTGCTTGAGAGAAACATGAAAGTTATGTCAGCAGTACAAGCAAGGCTTCATGCCTCAATGAAAAGAGAATTTGAGATTCTAGTTGGCATTATTAAAGACTTTGGTAATCCAAGTTATCCATATGATACTGACGAAGAAGAAGATATTAAATCATCAGACTTTGATCAAAGAGTTGATGTATTACCAGTTTCTGATCCTAATGCAGCCACAATGGCTCAAAGAATTATGCAATATCAAGCAGCATTTCAGTTGGCAACTTCTGCACCAGAAATGTATGACCTTAAAGAACTACATAGACAAATGCTTGAAGTTCTTGGTATTGAAAACGTAGATGATATTATTCCTGAAGAAGGAGATATACCACCCGTTGATCCAGTATCAGCAGTACAGAATTTAATTAACAATAAACCAGTTAAAGCATATGACTTCCAAGACCATGATGCTCATATACAAACAGTTGCATCAGCACAAGATAATCCAGAAATACAACAGATATTAAGCAAGACACCAAATGCTCCTGCAATATTAGCTGCTGCATCATCATATGTTAATGAACATTTAACTATGAAATTTAGAGATCAAGTAGAACAAGAAATGGGTATAGAGCTACCACCTCTAGGTGAACCATTACCAGCCGATGTTGAAAAACGTATTTCTGAACTTGTTGCAGAAGCAGCATCTAGAGTTACACAAAACGCTATGATGCAAGCAGAACAACAAAGAATAAATGAACAAATGCAAGACCCATTAATACAAGCTAAACAAGCAGAGGTTGCAGTTAAAGAAGCAGAAGTACAACGTAAAGCACAAGCAGACGCAGCACGTTTACAATTAGCAGCACAAAAACAACAAGATCAAAAAGAACTTGAAGAAAGAAGAATTAGTTCACAAGAACAAATTGCAGGTGCTAATATAGGTCAGAAAATTGCTAGCGATTTGCTAGATAGTAATCTACAAAATAAAAAACAAGCAGCAAAAGAATTTAAAGAAGGTGTTGACATCGCTAAAGATATAGTCAAAGATATCAATACGAATGACTAATGACATCAAAGAGCTATCACTTTTTGAATATTTGCAAAAAAAATATAGAGATGCTTTGAATGAACACGCAGATCATATTGCTACAGGAAACTGTAAAGATTTTGCAGAATATAAAAGATTAACTGGTGTCATCGAGGGTTTAGCCCTTGCAGAACGAGAACTTTTAGATTGGATAGAAAAGAACGTTAAAGAAGAATAGGAACTCGACTCCTAAATGTCGTGCAAAAATATGAGTAAAGAAAAAAAAATACCTCAACCAGAAAGCGTAAAAAAGCCAGAAGTAGATCAAGAAACTAAAAAACAATTACCTGAACCAAAAGGGTATAGAGTTTTAGTTGCTATGCCAAAAGCAGATGAAACTACAGATGGTGGAATTATTAAAGCATCTAGCACAATTAGAGACGAAGAAATAAGTAATATCTGCGGATTTGTACTTGAACTTGGTCCTGATGCATATGCTGATGAAAGAAGATTCCCTAGTGGACCTTATTGTAAAAAAGGTGATTGGGTTGTATTTCGTGCTTACTCAGGCACTAGAATGAAAATGTATGGACAAGAGTTTCGTTTAATAAATGATGATACTGTGGAAGCAGTTGTCGAAGACCCTACAGGAGTAGTTAGAGCATGAGTGATCAAATCATAGAAGAAAAAATTGAAACTGAGTTTGTTCCAAACGCAGACGGAGATTTAAAGCCACAAACATCAGAAGAAAAATTTTTTGGTGTTAAAACAGAAATTAATGCAACAAGTTCTGAAGATGACTTAAAGGTTGAAGTGGTGGATGATACACCAGAGGAAGATAGAAGACCTGCAAAACAAGAAACAGAAGAAGTTCCTGTAGATGATGACTCTATAGATGCAGAGATTACTGAATATAGCAAGCGTGCTGGTGATCGTATAAATAAAATTAAATACGAATATCACGAAGAAAGACGAGCAAAAGAAGCTGCTGAGAGACAAATTCAAGAAGCCACAACAAGATTACAGGGTCTTATGACTGAAAATCAAAAGCTACAAGCTATGGTTAGTCAAGGTGGTGAAGTTTTAAACAAACAAGCACATAACAATGCTTTATGGGCAAAACAAAATGCACAAGTCAAATATAAAAAAGCATACGAAGAAGGCGATGCTGATGCTATGGCACTTGCTCAAGAAGAGATATCTAAAGCAGTATTAGCAGAACAAAGTGCAGGAAGATATGCAGAATCAGTGCAATCACAATTTGCACAAAATTATCAAGCACAAGCACCACAAGCTCAACCTGTTCAAGAACAACAGCTTGATCCAGATATGCAAGCCTGGTCAGCTAAAAATCCTTGGTTTATGAATAATAATAACGAAGATCATGCTGAAATGACTTCTTATGCTATAACTATAGATCAAAGATTACGCAGGAATGGAATACTTCCTGAAAAAGATTCAGAAAAATATTATGCAGAAGTTGATAAAGCTATGCGTAATGAATATCCACAGTTTTTTGGTGTTCAACCTTCAGTAGATATTGAAGAAGAAAACCAAACTAAACAACCTTCAAACGTTGTTGCACCAGCATCGAGGTCGACTGGTGGTAAAACTAACCCTCGCAGTATACGATTGACTCAGACGCAAGTTAAACTAGCACGTCAACTTGGAATCAGTCCAGAGCAATACGCAAAACAATTACTAAAGGAGACTTAAATGTCAGACGAAAACAACATAAATAAAGAAGTTGAAGAAACTTCTGAAGAACAAGTGCGTACCCCTAGGGGATCAGAAGATCGAGAGATCATCCAGCGACAAGAAAGCTGGGAAAACCCATCTAATTTACCAAGTCCAAATCCGCAAGAGGGTTGGGTCTTCAGGTGGATAAGAACAAGTTTATTAGGTAACACTGATAATCCTAATGTTTCAAAAAAATTCAGAGAAGGTTGGATTCCCTGTAGGGCTGAAGACTATCCTGAGTTACATATTCACATGATGGACCACAAATCTGAATGGGCGGAAAAAGGAAATGTAGAAGTTGGTGGGCAACTGTTATGCAAGATGCCATCTGAAAAGGCGAAAGCCCGTGACGAACACTTTCAAAAGTTAGCTCGTAACCAAATGGAATCTGTTGATAACGTATATTTTAAGGATCAAGATTCTAGAATGGCTACCAAACAAGTATTTGAACGAAAATCTCAAACAACTTTTGGTAAAAAGTCCTAGTTTCTTGTAATAGTAATTTTATAAACAGGAAAAATTATGGCAAGTTCAGCTACACCTATGGGTGCTAGACCTGTAAGTTCATTAGTATCTTGTGCATACAATGCGAAAATAACTCATTATAAAATCAAAAATGCATATGGAACATCCATATTCTACGGAGATTTTGTAAAGTGGGCAGACGATAATCCTAATACTACTATCCAAAAGGATACTGGTACAGCGACTCTAACCCCAATCGGTGTTTTCCTTGGATGTGCTTATACTGATCCTACAACAGGTCAATTCACCACAAATCAATATTTCCCAGCCTCAATAGCTGCGGATGATATTGTTGCGTATGTTGCTTCTGATCCCTTCGTGGTCATGCAGATGCAATCAGATGAAACTCTTGGTCAAGATGATTTGGGCAAGAATGTTGCAGTCGTACAAACTGCTGGGTCAACTTCGATTGGCACAAGTAGAAATGCGATTGATGGAAGTACAGCAAATACTACCAATACACTACCATTAAAGATTATCGACTTTGTTGATGGTCCAGATAGTGCAATTGATGACAGCTTTACTGACGTTTTGGTGATGTTCAACGTAGGACATCAGTTACTTAATACCACAGGCATAGGCTAATAGGAGAAAATTATGGCAGCTATTTCAAGAGCTAATGAGCTAAAACAACTCCTTCCAGGTCTTAACGCACTGTTTGGGGATGAGTACAACAATTACGAGAATGAGCATGAGCAAATCTATGTAACCGAGAATTCTGAAAGATCATTTGAAGAAGAACTCAAGTTATCAGGTTTCGCTGCTGCTCCAGTAAAAGATGAGGGTGCACAAATATCATTTGATACAGCACAAGAGTCTTTTGTTGCTCGTTATACACACGAAACTATTGCTTTAGGTTTCTCAGTTACTGAGGAAGCTATGGAAGATAATCTTTATGTAAGTTTATCTGCTAGGTATACTAAAGCATTAGCTAGAGCAATGGCTTACACTAAACAAGTGAAAGCAGCATCACCATTGAATAATGGGTTTACAAACAGTTTCCAATCTGGAGATGGTGTGAACTTATTTACAGCAGATGGTGACGGAGTTACAGGAGGAGACGGACATCCTCTAGTATCTGGTGGCAAAAACTCTAACAGACCTTCCACAGGTGCTGACTTGAATGAAACATCTCTAGAAGATGCAGTAATTCAAATAAGCAAGTGGACCGATGAAAGAGGTTTAAAAATTGCAGCTAGACCTAGAAAGTTGATCGTTCCTACTGATCTTCAATTCGTGGCTACTCGTCTTCTAGAAAGTGAGTACAGAGTTGGAACTGCTGACAATGATATTAATGCAGTCAGAAGCAATGGTGTGATTCCAGAAGGCTATTCAGTTAATCATTATTTAACTGATACTAATGCTTTCTTTATCATTACTGATGTGCCTGATGGCATGAAGCATTTTGTCAGAAGTCCAATGACTACAAGCATGGACGGAGACTTTGATACTGGTAACGTAAGATACAAAGCAAGAGAAAGATATTCCTTTGGAGTATCTGATCCTTTAGGTATCTTTGGGTCACCAGGCTCAAGCTAAAACTTTAAAGGGGAGCTATGCTCCCCTTTTTTTCGTTCTAGGGAATTTTTTTAATTTGTCTATCAACTGCCCTAGCAGACTTGCCAAGATGATAGATACTTTCTTTTAGGAGAAAAAATGGCGAATACAACATTTAATGGACCAGTTAGGTCCGAAGGTGGTTTTGAACAAATCACAAAAAACAGTACAACAGGTGCTGTAACTAATAATTTTGATGTAGACTCAAGTGGTAATATATCAGGTTCAGGTACATCAAAACTAACAGGTGCAATGAACTATGTTAAAGATGTAGAAAATTTAACAGCAGCTACTAAGACAGTAACTTCAGCAGACAGTGGAACTGTTTATCTAATTAACAGAGCAGCAGGCGTTGCTATCACTTTGCCTACAGCAGCATCAGGTCTTTACTATAAATTTATTGTAGGAACAACTATTACTTCCAATGCTTTTTCATTAAGTGGTGCTACAGCAAATGATATATTTGCAGCATCTTCTAATGTTTTACTTTGGGATAAAGATGCACCAGCTACAGTTAGTGCTAAACAATTTTACGCTGATGGTTCTGATGATGATGTTATGTCAATGAATGGTAGTACAACAGGTGGAGTCATAGGAACTGAGTTACATCTGTATGGAATTGCAACTGGAGGTCAAGGCAGTGCAACTGCTGTATGGCATCTTAGTGGCGTATCATATGCTGATGGCACATTAGCAACACCATTCGCTTAAGGAGTAAATTATGGCTGATGCAGTAACTACACAAACCATCATGGATGGTGAAAGAAACTGTATTATGAAGTTTACCAATGTTAGCGATGGTACTGGCGAATCCGCAGTAGCTAAAGTAGATGTATCTGCTTTAGCTGCTAACTCAATAGGCGTAGCCTGTTCTGAAGTTAGAGTAATGCGTGTAAGTCATGCCGTTGTTGGTATGTCAGTTCAAATGTTTCTTAATGCTACAAGCAATGTTCTACTTATGGAATTAGCTGAAAGTAGTAATGGACATATGGATTTTCATGATTTTGGTGGATTACCAAATAATGCAGGGAGTGGTAAGAATGGAGATATTCTTTTTACCACTAAAGGTCATAGTTCAGGGGATACTTATTCTATTGTTTTAGAAATGGTAAAAGTATATTCTGATTAATTAGGAGAAATTATGTCTAATTATGTTATTTCTGAAACTGGTGAGTTTCCTCCACAATATAAGGTATTAAGTCTTAGTGATGATGGTATTTATCGACCTATCTTTGGTCCTGATCCTGACTTAGAAGATGCTCAACGCAAATGCGATGAGATGAACGGAGTCAGAGCAAGGGATGATAAAGGTCATTATATAGCTGATGATCTAAGCACACCTGATGTGAATGAGGCTTATGTTGGTGGTAAAAAACCTAAAAAGAAAAAAACCACTAAAAAGAAAATAGTTAAGAAAAAGAAAACAGTTAAGAAAAAATAATGCTTGATATTACTCTATTGATGAAAGAACTTCGTCAATGGAGTGATACTGTTTTAGAACAACCGCAGGAAAAATTTAACAATCTTCCTGCTTGTCCACACGCAAAAAAAACCTGGGATAATAACAAAGTAAATGTTGTTATAGGTAAATGTGATATGTGGTCAGACTTAATGGATTGCATTATAAATTTTGATGATACTTATGATGTAATTATTTATTGTGGTGATGATTATGAAAATATTACCGCAGATGAGGTAGATACAAGAATTAATTTATTAAATCAAAAAGCAAATAAATTAAATTTATATGTAATGGGATCACATCCTGATACTGAAATAGAATTTGCAACTCAACAAGAAGAATTTCAAGGTTTATTTGAAGATGATTATTATCAAATATTTATTCAAAGACTAGATATATTAATAAAAGCATCTGATAATATTTTTAAAAAGGGTTATTATAAAAATTATAATAATGAACAATTTAAATCTCAAATATTAAGCAGGAGAAGATTATGCGAGAAATGAAAAAAATGGGCGGTAAAAAAACCAAAATCATGAAAGGTGGTATGAAAGGTGGAAAGAAAACCAAAATTATGAAAGGCGGTAAAAAAACCAAAGTTAATAAAATGGGCATGGGTAAAAAAACTGAAATGCATGGAATGAAGGGCGGTACAAAAGTAGAAAACTTCAAAGACATGATGTATAAAAAGTTTGGTGGTAAAACATAAACCAGTAAACTTTTTTTAGTTATATAAATATTTTTTTATGCCAATAAGAAAAAAGGCTAAAATGCCTGCTAGGAATAAGAAAAACTTTAGACCTACTAAGTCTGGTGCTGGTATGACTAAAGCTGGTGTAAAAGCCTATAGAAGATTAAATCCTGGTTCTAAATTAAAAACTGCTGTTACTGGTAAAGTAAAAAAAGGTAGTAAAGCTGCTAAACGTAGAAAGTCTTATTGTGCAAGATCACTTGGTCAATTAAAAAGAAGTTCAGCTAAAACAAGAAACGACCCTAATTCTAGAATTAGACAGGCTCGTAGAAGATGGAAATGTTAAATGGTAATGACTAGAGCTAACTTTGCTGTAATGACAAAGAAAGCACCAGCAAGTAAAAAAAAATATGCCAATAAGAAAAAAGAAAGACCCAAAAGTAGGAACAGGAAAAAAACCTAAAGGGTCTAGTCGTAGGTTATATACTGATGAAAATCCTAAAGATACTGTTAGTATTAAGTATGCAACACCTGCTGATGCTAGAAAAACTGTAGCTAAAGTAAAAAAAATTAATAAACCTTTTGCAAGAAAAATACAAATATTAACTGTAATGGAACAAAGAGCTAAAGTAGCAGGTAAAAATCAACAAGCTAGAATAGCTAAAACAGGAAAAGAAGCTATCAGGAGAAAACATGGCAACTAGTGGTACAACTACATTTAATTTAGATTTATCAGATATTATGGAAGAAGCCTATGATCTTTGTGGTCTTACTATGCGTTCAGGCTATGATTATAGAACTGCTAAACGTGCTTTAAATTTAATTTTTTTAGAATGGCAAAATAAAGGTTTAAATCTTTGGAAAATAGAACAAGCATCACAAACACTTACAGCAGGCACTTCAAGTTATGCAGCAGAAACAAGTGCATTAGAAATAGTAGATGCTTTTATTCGCACAGATTCTGGAGACACAACTAAACAATTTGATCAAACATTAAACAGAATATCTAGAACACAATATAATCATCAAGCTAAAAAATTAACACAATCAAAACCAACACAATTTCATGTAGATAAAGGAACTTCAGGTATTAATATTGTTTTATGGTCAACTCCAGATAGTGCACAAACTTATACATTAGTTTATGACTATATTAAAAGAATAGAAGATGCAGGAGACCCTGCAACTAATAACGCTGATGTTCCAGCTAGATATCTACCATGTTTAACTTATGCTTTAGCACATAATATAGCGTGTAAATCTCCAGAAGCTTTACAAAGAATCCCTATGATAAAAATGCGTTATGATGAACTTTGGAATGAAGTAAGTGATGCAGATAGAGAAAGAGCATCAGTTAAATTTGTTCCAGATAGTAGTGTGTATAATAGTCACTAATGTACGCACAAGGTAAAAAAGCATTAGGTATATGCGATAGATGTGGTTTTACATATAAACTTTCTGAACTTAAATACGAAATAGAAGATAGTATTAGGAATGGATTAAGAGTTTGTGATAATTGTTTTGACCCAGATCAACCACAATTTAAAGTTGGTGAATTACAAACCAGTGATCCTCAATCTTTATTTAATCCTAGAACAGATACAGGTAAAGTAGATTCAACAACTTATTATGGTTTTAATCCAGTAGCAAGCACAGGTATTGTAATGGAAGGAAAGATTGGTAAAGTAACTATAACAACAGGCTAAAATGACATATGCAGAATTAAAAAGTTTAGTACAAAATTATTTACAAAATACAGAAACTACTTTTGTTTCTGATTTGCCTAAACTAATAGAACAAGCAGAAGAAAGAATATTAAAAACTGTTAATCTTCCTGTATTTAGAAAAAATGTTAGTGGTACATTATCATTAGGCAACCAATATCTTTCTACTCCTACAGATTTTTTAGATAATTTTTCTTTATCATTTACAAATTCTAGTGAACAAACATTTTTATTATATAAAGATGTAAATTTTATAAGAGAAGCATATGCAAATGCATCTACTACAGGGTTGCCTAAACACTATGCTTTATTTGATGATACTACATTTATAATTGGTCCAACACCTAATGATAATTTTGTTGTTGAATTACATTATTTTTATAGACCTGCATCAATAACAGCAGGAGAAGATAGTGGTACAACATGGTTATCAACAAATGCTATAAACGCTTTATTATATGGAACATTGTTAGAGTCTTATGTATATATGAAAGGTGAACCAGATTTAATGATGCAGTATGAAAAAAGATTCTTAGAAGCATTAGCTAGATTAAAAAATCTAGGAGAAGGAGATAATACTGTTGACACATATAGAGATGATATTGTTAGAGTTCAAAGGACATAATGTTTACTGTAGATGTAGAATCAACAATAGGTGATGTAGTAGTAGAGACTACACAAAATAAAGGTTTAAGTCCTGAATATTGGACTGAAAGAGTAGTAAATAAAATTGTTAGTATAAGTGATCATGCTGATCCTATGGTTAAAGCACAAGCACAAGCATTTAAAGAATCTATACAAGCAGTTATTTTACTTTACATAAAACAAGCTATAGCAAGTGATAGAGCTACTATAGCAGGTTTATTAGAAAAACAAGGTCATAAAGATATGGCTGATATTATTAGGAGACTTTAATGGCAATTTCACAAGCTATGTGTACATCATTTAAAAAAGAACTTTTAGAAGGAGTACATAATTTTAAAAACTCAGGTGGTAATACATTTAATTTAGC